ACTGCCGCCCATTCGGTCGGCGGCATTCCCCAGTAACTCCGAAACTTTTGTCATTTGGGTTTAAGTAGCGCAAAACGACTGGTGCAATTGCTGCAACCCCTGCCATGAGCAAGGTTTTTGGATCGGTAACGCCAGCCATGTAAAGCGTCAAAACGGCAGCTAAAAACGAGCGTCCCCATGAAGCTGCTATTGCTTTGGCTTTATCCATTTTTTTGTCTCCTTTTTTGGTTTTACTACTTTTGTGGGCAATTCAATTTTTGGGTATTCGCCCTTGTAAGGAACAAATTTTGGCAGGCCAAAACCGACAATGTCACGCTTTAATGATCGTTGCTTAATCATGACCATGCCGCCATTGCGCTGATCGCCTGTGCCTGATGTATTGCCCTCAATGCAAGTCACAATGTCATTGCCATGTTCAAAATCAATCACAATGCCAATGTGACTAATACGGTCAACGCCGTCATGTGGAAAATCCATGAAAGCCAATGCGCCTAAACTTGGCAAATGTGACCAACGATTTGTTTCCTTAAATTTATGTGCGCCAATGGCGGTAGAAACAACTGAATGAATCCTTACACCAGCTTGATCTGCACACCAATTGACGAAACTGCCGCACCAGGGCAAACCGTCGGCTTTTGTAAATTTGCCGTACTTTGTCAGGTTGTCGCCTTCTTCAATTGTGCCGATTTCAGCTGCTGCGACTTCAATCAACCTGGCATTTGTACCCTGTGGGTATGTCATAAACCAAGTGCCTTTAAGTCGGCAGCGGTCAAACCAAGTGCTTCAAGTTTTGCTTGGGCAATTGCTTTGTCAGTTTCTTTCTTAGCCGTTTCTTTGGCTTTTTTGTCATTTTCTTGTTCAGTTTCAAACAAAATGTTGATGTAATTGTCATAATCATCACCGCTGGAAACTTCAAATACTTCGTTCCCAATGCCAATTTTGATTGAAGAATTTGCTGCAATTATTTCTTCTTTTGTCATCATGACTTTTGTACTCCATACACTCGAATTGAACCTGTCATGTTATTAGAACTTGTCAATAAAAATCCGTCGTTAGCTTCTGTATTATCTCTAATTCCGCCGTAGTAATAAGTGTAGAGACCTTGGACGGCCGTTCCCGTAATTGTTGGATACCCTGTTCCATTTACGTTCGTTACGTTCATTACAATAAGACCGCCTTGGCCGCCGCCTACGTTACCGACTATCGTAATCTTGGAATCGTTGTTGTTATTGTAATTCGCGACCGATCCTTGGTAGCCGATCATCTGCGCGCCAGCGTAATAAGACGTAGTCCGATTTGTTGTCGCATTTCTAAATTGGAATGTAGTGGTTGCATTGTTGCCTGTTGTACCGCTTAATTGAACCAAAACTAAATAATTGTCATAAGTGCTTGAAAATGGATTTACTGCCTGCGTCGCCACGCCTGACATTGTTGTTGCACTGATAAAAGTCAAACCGCTTGCCTGTACAGCAGGTGCAGCCCAAGTTGGCACACCACCTGCAACGGTCAAAACTTGACCAGTTGAGCCAACTCCTAAACGTGTGTTCGTGTTTGCTGTGGCTGATCGATAAGCAATGTCTCCTAATGTTGTTTCAGGATTTAAAGCTTTTAATCGTGTGTCAACGCCCTGTAATGCGACGTCAAAGTCGGCTGGTAAGTCCGTTACTAAGTCGCTCGACGTTGGAAGCACAAAACCATAATTCGTGGTTGGATTTGCCATTTGTTCCCCTTTTCTAAGCCACTATTGTGGCATTTGCCCAGTCTAAAGTCGGCGACACGCTTGCCCATGTTTCTGTCACTGGTACGTCATTCCAGCGCATAGCCTGTAATGAGTAAGCCAGCGGCGACAATAATAAAGTCGCTGAAAGTTGATTGTAGGAAGCTCTGAACGACCAGCCTTCAACAAAGCCTTGAAAGGTACCTGAATTCATGTTCAATGGCAGGTTTTGTAGGGCAATCGCTTCACCCATAAAAACGTTGATGAGTTTATCGCGATCGGCATTGTCAATTTCAGGGTTAGTGAGGTCAAAAGAGATTTCGCTAAAGATAGGCTGAGGGTTAGCACGCAAGGACAAATAAAATGCAGCTTGTGAAGTCGCGTCAGCTGCGTCATGCAATGTTGTGGTTATGACTTGACCAAGATTTCCATACAAAGCAATTGAGGCTGGATCGCTGTCCGAAACGTCATTTTGACTTGTAGTGCCGTATTTAATTGTTATGGCATTGCGTACGTCACCAACACGGGTTTGAATTCGTAAACCATTTGCCCGAGCTTGACGGGCGTCAAGATCGACGTAACCATTTGCTGAAAGGTACTGGGTGCGGTGCGTTGAATCGGCGTAACCAATACGCCCTTGGGCGTCTTCGTAAAGATAGCCAAGCCCAGATGTTGCCAGTGCTGCAACCAATGAATAAACGTCAATCGGATCAGCATTGCCAGCGCGGGCAGATAGGTCGTAATTGCCTGGACGATCAATTTCACCAAGTCCAGTATTGCCAGCTTGCGCCCAAGTTGTAGCTGGATCGTATGTTGCCCACGTTAGCGCACCTGGCACTTCTGCCCATGTTTGAAATACGGTTGCTCGCAAAACTTCATAAATTTGATCACCGTCAAAATCACGTGCAATTGCGTCTGTATAGATAACCTTTGGCAGACGTGCCAATGCGCCCAGTGCCGTGATCGAATAAGTCTGGGTAAACATGGTTGAACCTACGTCACGCACTTCCAAACCAATGTCAACCACATTGCCACCAAAAATAGGCACAAAGGTACCTGACGTGTTTTTGATTGAAATGCCAATTGTTGAGTTTATAGAAACTGGGATTGCGACTTGATTGACGTCGATTAATTGAAGATTGACATAACCCGCTTGCGCTTGCTCGTAAATGTTGGTTCGGCCGCTACGAATAACCAGATTTGCCAAAACCGCGTCAGTGTATTCAACGCCGTCAATTTCAACCAGCCAAACTGGATTCCATTGACTCATGCGATTTGCAGGTTAGTTGCGCCACCTGTGCCGCGATAGAAGCTGTTGTTCAATGTGTCAACAATTGTGCGTGCTGTGCCTTCGGCGTCAATTGCCCCACTGACGTTGACGTTTATCGTTGTCCCTGAAGCGGCCATGATTCCCGCAAGGGTGTTTGTGTTAACGCCTGACGTGCCAAATGCAAATGGTCTATTTGATGCAGCTTCAATGCCTGCAAGAGTTGTCGTACCGCTGGTAAAGTTATCAAATGCCCCAGCAATGTTTGTGATTGCTTCAGCTGCTTTTCTAGCAACTGTGGCGACCGTGCCTGTTCCAGTGCCGTTTGTGCCCCCACCTGTCAAACCAGTTGATCCGCCGCCAGAAACAATGTCACTTGCTGTTGTCGTAATGCCTGCACCACTTGCTGTACTTGAAACCGTACCCGTTGACATGCTGAAATTGCCAAGTGCCCCTGTTGCCGTCGAACCTGAACTTCCACCAATCTTCGGAATTAACGAAATGTTGTCTAAAAACGGAATTGCGTTGTAACCTTTAATCAGTAGATTTATGCCGTCAATGGCTGTGTTAATTAGTGGTTTGATTGCACCTAATACGTTGGCAAATAGATTTAAAACAATGTCTGCAACTTTACCAATGGCATTAAACGCGTCGCCTATGACGCGACCAATGACGGGCGCGGCCGCTTTGATTACATCAAAGAAAGCTGAAAATTCATCTTTGTTTTCCAGCACAGTCTTTTTTATGCGATCAAACTGTGTTTTGAAAGCTTCGAAAATTGGTTGCACAATGTCTTTTATTACCTTGCCAACGTCGCTTATAACTTTGCCAAAACCTGCGCTGCCTGTAATGCTGAACGCGTCGGTAAATGCGTTAATGGCTGGCAATGCGTTGTTGTTAATAAATTTTAAAAGTGTGTCAAGTATAGGAAGCAAAGCCGTTCCGACAGCTTCTTTTGCTTCACCAAATGCGACTTGTACGCGCGCAATTTTGCCTGCATAAGTGTCAGCGTTTCTTGCAGCTGCGCCACCAAATAATTCTGTCAGTCTGCCTTGCACTTCCTCAAACGACATTGTCTTTAATTCAGCTGTTGACAGACCAACCCCTAGCTTGCCAAGGGCTGCCGTATTGCCGTCGTATGCTTTTGAAAGCGAATTGGCCACGGCTTCAACTGGCTTACCAGTAGCGGCAGAAATGTCAAGGGCTGTTGCCAGTAAATCTTGTGCCTTTGTTATGTCGCCCGTCGATCTAACCAAACGACCTAAAGCTGGGCGTAATTCGTCGTCTGCAACGCCAGTTGCCAATGACATTTGTAAAATCGAATCTTCGGTTGCCTTAATTTGTGCCTGGGTTGCACCCGTAGCATTTTCCAAAGCCAACGCCAATTGTGTTTGTGCTTTTTCGTCAGCAATTGCAGCTTTGACGCCCTCGACACCTATGGCAATTGCGGCTGCACCTGCGGCGGCGGCAGCTGCGGCAAATGCTTTACCAATGGCAATGCCAGCCTTACCAACTTTGTCGCCAAATGAATCCACGTCTCCTGACGCCGTTTTAAGCGATTTGTTAAGACTGTCAACGTCGCCAAGGATCGAAAGTTTAAGGGTACGATTTCCAGCCATTAGTTGTACTTCCTAACTATTGTTGAAAACGCTTCTTCCCACTTTTTTACAATTTCAGGCTGAACACTTCTAAGCGTAGGATAAATGAACCAACCGCGTGTGCCACGACCTTCACGGCCTGACCAAACTGGAAATTGCTTATAGCGATTTGATCCAAATTCATAGCCGCCCCAAACTTGTTGAGTTGTGCCGCCACCGCTTAATTTTTGACGTGCAAACCCGTAAGAAATCTCACCAATTTTTGATGACTTGGAAACGGTTGCACCGCTGGCAATAATTGAAGCAACACGGTTGTTTGCTGATCCAGCTGTGCCAATAACCTTTTGTTTTACGTATTCTGCAAGCTCTGACGTTTTTTCTTTTGCTTGCTTTGTAGCTTCTTCGTCCATTGCTTTGAAAGACTTTAAAATGGCACGCAATTCAGCCTTGTCATAGCTGATTGCTTCAGTTGCCATTTGCTCGCCTCTCCAAAATCTCAATGACCGTCAAAATGTCTTCGGCGGTTTCAAATACGTCTGGCGGTAGCCCCGTGGCCAAGGCTACCTCCCAGACGATTCGACTTAGGCTTCCGACTGGGTAGCTTTTGGGTTTGCTTCACCAACGATCACTTCGGAAATCGTTTCCGTCCAGATGTCGATTGGCTTGACAGGTTTGCCCGCAGCTTCGCGCTTCATGGCGTTGTATGCCAAAAAGACAAGATCGGAAATGCCGATCTTTTCCTGCGCTTGTGAAATGGTGTTGCCTGTGTGCTTTTCCCATTTAACCCACTCAGGCGGCGCAGCCACATAAGTGATCTGCGTGCCGTCGTTGTATTCAATTGTTATTGGTAACTTCATTTTTCCTCCCGATTATTTTTTAAGTAAAGCTTTCGGCTGGTGTGCCAAT